TTCTGGATCAGCCCCAGCGACTTCATCACCAACGCCAGCGGTCGAGTCGAGGCTTCGCGGCGTACGCGCACCAGCTTGTCGTAGAACTCGGAGTTCTCGAACTGCACCAGCGACAGGGTCTGGGCCTTTTCCAGAATCAGCGTGTTGACCTTCTGCCCCAACTGCACCCGCAGCAGCGACTGCTGGACCGACAATGCCCGTTGCGTGCCGGACAACAACGCCAACACCCCCGCCTCCAGCAGGACATAACGCAACACCGGCCACAGCGGGGCATCGCCCTGCTGCGCGTGCAACTGCATCGCCGTCACCACCGCATCGACAATACGCTGCCCCAGCCACGCGGCCAGCGCCGGCAGCACGCCGGCAATCAGGGTCGCCAGCACCAGCCCCAGAAACAATCCGCGTGATGTCGCCCAAACCAATAGCAAGGCGCGCCGGGCCTGATCAAACAGGGCGTTGAAGCGGGAAATCAAAGGCATGGCAGATCAAGCTCGACAGGTCGTACAGGGTGTCATGGTACTCCGCAGGGTTTATCCGTGCTGAAGCCCGGTGTTTCAGAAGAAAAACATCTGGAAAACTCCGGCCGTTGCGACGTCCAATGCTCTGCTATGTTTTTAACCGCCTTTCGCGGAACCTGGCGAAAATCGCCTCTCTCCGCGCCTACTGCCAGGAGCGCAACCATGCGAATCAATCCCTATCTGATCTTCAACGGCAACTGCCGCGAAGCCTTCACTTTTTACGAACAAGCCTTGCAGGGCAAACTCGAAGCGATGATGACTTTCGGCGAAACACCCGCCGCCGAACACGTACCGAAAGAGCACCACAACCTGGTCATCCATACCTGCCTGAAAGTCGGTGACCAGATGATCATGGCCTCCGACACCACGCCCGACCGGCCAACCGGAGGCATGAGCGGTTGCTCGATTTCCCTCAACGTCGACAGCATTGCCGAAGCCGAGCGAGTGTTTAATGCGCTGGCCAAGGACGGTCGCGTCGACATGCCGCTGGAGGCGACGTTCTGGGCCGCCCGGTTCGGCATGCTGGTCGATCGCTTTGGGGTCTCCTGGATGGTCAATTGCGAGAGCGACAAGTGACGCTGACGTTTCGTCAGGCATGAAAAAGCCCAACCGTTTCAGGTTGGGCTTTTGGGTTTATCGCTGGGCCAGTTCATGCCGCACACATTGTTCGTAATAAGTCTGCTTGACTGCCGCCGGCTTGAGCTTCGAGGTGCTGTTGTAGGTCTGCTCGGTAATGCCCATCGCCGTCATGCGCATCCACGGTTGCTGGAACTTGCGCACCTGCAACTGCTTGCGTGCGCCATACAACGAGATCCCCGACAGCTTCGACTGCTGCGCCCCGGCGGCGATGTCCGAGCCCCAGGTACAGGCAAACCGATGACTCTTGCTCAACTCCCTCGCTTCAATGGCCGAAGCAAAGGCAGCCAGGGAAAGCGTTGCAACGGTTATGACAATCGTCCGCATATAGCCAACCTAACCTTTTGAAAAAAGGCGATTTTGCCGAGGAAGCTCAGACCTGGGGGCCAGCAAATTGCCGCATGGCGCGCAAAGCCAGCCGTTCGTCCAATGAGCAGCACCTTGGCGAGCCTGGTGCCTCCAATGCGGTACACCACCCAACAAGGCCGGAAAAATGGACAACAAGATTGCAACCCTGATGCTTGCAAGCCTGATGCTGGCTGGCTCTGCCTTGACACTGGCAACCGAGAAAGCAGGATCAGCCGCACCGCCCACGGCCATCCCAGGCGTCAATCAATCCAGCAACACATCTGAATCAAACGAAGAAAAAGCCAACAAGAAAGGTGAAGAAGCCTCAGGCTCGAACTCGGGCGCAGAATCGAAAGAAACCGAGAAAGACGCGGCAACCTCCAGCGACTCGGAAGATATTCAGAGCAAGACAAAGCAGTAACCACTGGATTGACCGACAGCGAACGCCGATCATGCTGGGCATCGCCAATCCCCTGCAGATGAATGAAAGTATGCCCAGCAAAGAAGCGCAAACCCAGGCACCCGCGACCGCCGCTGACATCGAACGCTCGATCCAGGCCCTGAACAAAATGGCGGAACGTTTATGGGGCGATGGCCGAGAGTCAGAAGCAAAGCCACTTCTGGATGCACTGGATGCATTGAACCGGGCGCTGGACCGGATCAGGATTGGTGAGAGCCGTAGGGTTCTGCATTGAGGCGTGGCTTTTTGGCTGGGCACAGCATAGTCGTCCCGCAAAACTCACGCGCATGAAAAAGGCCAATGTCATTAACATTGGCCTAAGTCATTGAAATATATGGTCGGGACGGAGTGATTCGAACACTCGACCCCTAGCACCCCATGCTGGGGACTATAGCGACATAAACTGTTGTTTTATATGAACAATAGCCTTTTTTAGTCATAACAAAACATCCGTTTTTTTGTGATTATGCAAACGGAAACACGCGGCCTCCAGGGGAGGTTTTGCGCACCATCTCCACGGCGTTCTGCCGAAAGAACAACTCCCCCTGCTACGCTGGTTTCGCCCACAGAGGAAACCAAAATGCCCAACTCCGACCTGCTCCCTTCCCTACTCTTCAAGATCAACGAAAACCAGCTCGCCCTCGAAGCCGCCATCATGGAACTGTCCAACTGGGTCGAGCAGCGCGGGTCGGCAGATGTCGCCGAGAACGTGCGCGGCGCACTCTGGACGATCGACAAAAACGAGGAGTTCATCAAGATGACCTTGGCCGTTTTGATGGCGCCAGAATGACCGTTATCGGCAGAAAGCCGCCGCCCGAAAAATCCGAATAAGGCGGCAGCAACCCGCGCCGTTAAATCTCCCCGCCAGCCTGCACTTCGATTTTAGTAATTCCAACCAGGCTGGCCTGCTCTAGGACCTCTCCAGCAGTCGAATCGGCTGTCGGCATGATCAAGCTATTTTCGCCATCTCCAAAATGTAGCTCGAGCAGATGCATAGCGGCATCTTGAACTGCGAGCTCAGATTGGTTCAGCTCAATCTCTTGTGTACGAGGCTCGCCGTTGAACAGGTATTGGATCGTGTAATTGCGCATGAGTTGCCCTCGATGAGTGGATACCTACGGCTAACCTGACTCATAGGTCAGCTTTTAGTTCAAGTAGACGACTGACGCGCAACTCGTCGCCTTACCCTCGCTCACCTACCAAGGCTCGATTACTGTACATGCATACAGCATATGTACAGCGAATCTCCCTCCATGAATTTCAACCAAGCCAAATCTCTCCGGCTCCAGCGATGGCGCGCAACTCTCGACGACCAGGACTTTCGACTGCAAAACCCCGAGGGGCACCGGGAAACGCTTCATCAAATGGCTGCCTCATTGCATACAGAGGGACTCATCGATCAGCTTGAGCGCTTCGACATGAACGAGATGGCAGATGCCGCCTACTGGCACGCCGTGGAGGAGCTGCAGAACTCACCGGGACATTACCGCGGAGCATCGACCTATGACGTCGTGCAGGTCGACAACGGGAAATTGCTGGGCACGATCAGCCGCTCGATCTTTAACTTCTCAAATACCGAGCCGGGCATCGCATCGTCTTCCTATGACGGCAAGGTTTACTCTGGCCCAGAGGGGATACGCCTGAATCTGGGACTTTCCCGGAATGTCGGCACGATCACGGGGCTGAATTTGGAGATGCACGGACGACGGTACCAATTGATCGAGACGCAACGGATGATCCGCGGCGTTTGCCACAACCCTATTGACGACCCAGATGCGTACCGAGCGCTGGTAGATGCGGCTCAGATTGCCCAAGAGGATCGAGATCTGCGCTTTTTTGAAAAGGTGCGCCCTCACATCGAGTCGGCCGCGTTCTGCATCTGCCCGGCCTGCCTCGATCGCTTTGATGCGCGTGATGACTGCCCAACCTGCACCGGAAAAGGATTTGTGACGAAGCCGGCACCAGCGGGTCTACGCTGAAAGCTCACGCGAGGATCTGGCAATGTGCGGACGACTCTCCCAGTACAGCGGCATTCACGATTTCGTGGCAGCGCTCAGCATGCCCAACGCCCTGGTCAACTCGACCGGCGAGCAACCGCTCGAGCGTTACAACGCCGCGCCGACTGCTCAACTTGCCCTCCTCCACCAGGAAGGTCAATTCCTTCACGCCGACATGGTCCGCTGGGGATGGCGCCCACACTGGGCCAAGGATCGCGCCGCACCGATCAATGCTCGAGTAGAGAAAGTCGCCCACGGCCCGTTCTTTCGCGCGATCTGGCCGCACCGAGCGATCATCGCGATCAATAACTGGTTCGAGTGGGTCGACGAAGGCGGGCCGAAGAAGCAGCCGTACCTGATCAGGCACCAGGACCAATCACCGATCCTGTGTGCCGCCATTGGCCAATACCCAAATGAGGAACACGGCCCCGGCGAGCATGACGGTTTCGTGATAATCACCGCGGATAGCGCCGGCGGCATGGTCGACATCCATGATCGGCGGCCGGTGGCACTCCCACCTGAATTGGCTAGGGAGTGGTTGAACCCGGCAACACCGAAAGAGCGCGCCGAACAGATGGTGCTGCATCAGGGCGAACCGACAGAGGTGTTCGAGTGGTTCAGGGTTGACCGGGCCGTAGGGAATGTCCGGAACCAGGGTCCGAACCTGATCAAGCCAGTCGATTGATCAACTGTGCGTCAGCGTTTTCAGGCGCTCCACCAGCGCGGCCTCAAAAATGATGTACAGCCTTTCCGCATCGCCGGCGCGCAAAGCCCCGCCGGTTTCCAGTCCAAGCACGAAGCCATCAGCCCGTGCTCCCGCCTTCACCGCGATGATCATCGAATCTGCCCGAACGATTTGCGCCAGCAACCGATCCGCCTCTCGTTTCTGCTTCTCGCTCAGCACCACGCCTTCCACATCAGCCACCTATTACCTTCACTACGACATCCAATAAATGACAGAAAGAACGACTGATACCCAGATAATCGTCATCACAATTGAGTAGCCAGCCAGTTGCTTGTCCATGTGCCCGCATCATCCAGATCGAACATAAATGATGGTTTACCGGTGCTCACCTCGCAACAATAGCTCCGAGCCATCACTCAGCGTACGGACGTAGGCTTGACATGCCTGCAGCGCGATCAGCCCCCGGTCGCCTTCGTCGGTGATGGCGATAATTCGTTGAGCATGCGCTGGGTCAAGTCGGGCGCGTACGGCTGCATGATCCACGCCGCCGGTGCCGGCGGTGGCTGGCACCCCGCAGCCTTTGGCAGCGTCGGTTGCGTCGAGGAGGACTGACAGCCGCAGATCAGAAGTGGCAAGGCGATCGCGCAGGCGATCTTGGTTCTTTTGAGCATCGGTCATTTTCCTGAAGTGGGTTTGCTCGCTGTCCGCCAGCTGCTGCTCGAGCGCCAGACGTTTGTCCTGCTCGGCCTGCTGCGCGGTCGCCGCGGCCTGAGTCAGTTGATTGAGGGTTTCGGCGTTCTGCTGAGCTTGCTCGGCCAACTGCTGGCCGTAGCGCCAATCCTGAAACTGCCAAGCGCTGCCGGCGCCGATCAGCACCAGCGCCAGCGCGCCCACCGCTTTCCACGAAACGACCATCACGGCACGTCCTTGAAGAAGACGTGCCCGCCCAACTTGAGCGTTTGTTTGGCCTTCGCCGCCCAAGCCGGCGCCTTGATGCTGGTGGCGTAGTAGTGCGTGGCGCCGCCAGTGGGATCAGGCACCTTGCCGTCGATCACCTGGTCAGCGGCAATCCGACATTGCGCCAGCTCGCGGAACGGGATTTCCTTCACACCGATCAGAAACTGATAGTTCGGGTCGGTCTTGTTCCAGCAGCTGAACTGGTACGGTTTCTGGCACACGCCGACGTAGCCCTCGCCCCACCACGAATTGGTCTTGCCATCAAACACGCGGTTGCGGATTGTCCAGGCAACGGCGATCTGGCCGGCCGTACCTTCGCCGCGCGCCTCGCCCCACAGCGTGCGGGCGAGGATGTCGCGATCTTTTTCGGTTACAGGCATCACTTTTCTCCAGGCAAAAAAATACCCGCTCAAGGGGCGGGTTCTTTGGTTAGCAGATTATTAGGGCCGAACAGGCCGATGATCTGACGAGGGGAAGTTCTCGGCCCCATCTTTCCAATTACGAACTTTGGTGCGGTACTGCAGCCACTGCACGCGGGTACCGGGCAATGCGCCCGTGTTTTCACCTGTTGCCTCGGCCTCCTCAAGGGCCATCAGCTGATTCGCGATCACATCAATTTCCGTCTGTTGCCATGCTGCTTCGACTGAAACCTGCTCTCGGTGCATCGCCGCGTCCGCTTGAAGATCAACGGCCCACTGTGGGATTTCCTCATAAAGAGTTTCATCCGCGTCCAGAGGGATTTCGCTGTCCACAAACCGCCAGGTGCCGTCTTCTCGGATTGCCCACATAGATTCACCGCTCATTTAAAAACCCGCAAACATCAATGACGACAGAGCCACCGCTCAGCACGGCGTATCCCATGCGCTGCGTTGCATCCAGTGGAAAAGCGAGGCCGGCAGATACCGCTGTCGCTGTTTGCTGGCGAATCGGCTGACCAAGCAAAGACGCGTGATAAAGCAGTGCCGGAGTAGTATTTGGACTGACGTTGATAAGGGCCGTAAAGCTGACAGGAGGCACGACCGGGCTGAGGGCAAATGCAATCGGCGTCGTTTGCACCCCACCATTAAGTACCCGAAACGGTACGACGTTTGTCGCACTCAGCCAATAAACAAAATTCGTCGCGTCGTGCTGGAACTGGAAAATTTGCCCGGACGAATTGGTTTTTACTGCGCCCAGATACCGCCTGCTTGCGTCACCAGATTTGGTTCGCGCTGTGCCGCTGTAGGTGGCCGAAGGTGCCGTTGCGGCGATCTCTACGGACGGCGTGCCGGCGCTGTCGAAAAGGTACGCGTAGAACCAGGTGTTCGCTGCAAGCGACAATCCTGAAACGGTGATGGGGGAGCTGACCTGCAGTGGTTTCCCTGTGCCAGGAATGAATGCGGATCCACTACCTACGGATACCGAGTTACTGCTCCCCCAGCTCAGATAGAGCCCTTCAATATATCCCGGTGAAACGCCGCCTTGAGATACTGAAATGGGCTTAGTCAGAGCATTGAGCTCAGTAATGTCCGAGTTCTGTCCACTTTTCGCAGCAGCGAGCGTCCCTCTGGCGGCCGAAGCGCTGGCATCGTCCACCAGGGTCTTCATGAAATCTGAAAAACCCAAACCGGTAAGCGCTTCCCCTGAATTAGTGCCACCGGTACCGCCTTTTGTGACGGGCAGAACCTCATAGTTACCGGTTGTGCCCAGCGCTGCGAGCTTCGGGCCGAATTGGTTGTTCAAATTATTGAACGAATCTGCCAGCATTTTCGGATAGCCCTGCATCGGCGCCAGCGCGTAGGTCCCGGAGGCGTTAGTCGCGCCCTGATAGGGTGGCGCAATCGACAGCGCGGTGTCACTCGCGATGTTTGTCACTTCGTACCAGCCACCGTCAGGACCGCGAAACGCATCGCCGACCCGGCTATTGGCAATAAATGCCGTGCCTGCGCCTATTACAGCGTTGGAATTTTGGACGACAGAAACCGTCCCGGCTTTGTACCAGGGCATAGTGAGTTCCTATTTATGGGGTTAGACCGCCTGCTTCGCGAACACTGCTGGCAGAAAAAAGGCGAATGGATTGTTGGCTGCGACCGTTACCGCGTAGAGCGTGTTCCCTGAGAAATCCCATGTGCAATACAGCTGCCTTGGAATCGGCCCCCCAGAGACCATGGTCATTCCGAAGTTATTGATGAGCATGAACTCGTTTTGGGGAAAGCTGAACGGGACAGAATAGTAATTTCGGTACAGACCTTGGTCGTCCTGATCCGATTTAACGTATGTCCAGCTCTGGAAAGACCGCGTAAATGTGGCGTTGGGCGTTCCGGAGTCGAACAGCATTTTTCCGGTCCCATCCCAAAGCCGCATGCCGTATTGGGCAACAGCTTGCGCCGCGAACGCTCCCACAAAATAGCGTCCATTCGGCTGAGCAGTAGCGCTGCTGTAAGTCCGAACATAGAACCCAGTCCAGTTTCCGGCCGATCCCATCAACCGCACATTGCTCAAACCTGCAATTAGAGCGCTGTTGTCCGGGCGGACAAAAACCAGCGGCGGCTCTTGCGATGTCACCGGCCTATCGAAGTAAGTTGTCGAGCCCATGCCGCCTTCTTCAGTCGGCGCATATCTCCCGCTGGCAATGACCATCAACCGGGCAAACTCGGAATCGATGGTCACCACGTTGCTATTGTTTGTGAATTGAAGGCCGTATCCCGCCATCAGTTGAACCTCATCACGATCAGTCTCATCGTCCCCGAAGCGATTGTGCTGGCGTACCCTCGCGTGTGGTTGTAGACCCTTGCCACGTTGTCGACGAGTTCAGTTTCGAACTGCTGTTGTTGGTTGGTATACGTACCGATTGGGATCACAATCGCACAGCCGTTCGCCGGCCCAACACCTGGGACCGAAAAGTCCTGGTTGGTCTTCGCCGCGTTAGTGAAAGTCACCAGCGTCGACAACACTACCCGAATGGTGAAAGCGTTCTCATCGACCTGAAGGGCGCCGTCGGCGCCCCAAATCCGCATTCCATGTGCCATTGATCACCCCAAATAGCCGAGACGAACGCGCAGCACGTTGTTGGCGTCGTAGACCGAGACGTTCAGCGAGTTGATGACCAGCCGCCCCTGTCCCGGGACAATGCCGTTGATTTCAAGCGTTCCGTCTTTATTGAGAATCCAGCCTTGCTGGCCGGCGATGTAGTTGGTTGAGCTGATGTAGCTGCCGATCTTGGCATTGGTGATGGTGCCGTCAGCGATGAACGCCGAATTCATGAACACCTGGCCACCCTGTACTGCGAACGGCACCGAGATAGCACCGCCAGCAATCGTATTGACGATGGCGAACCGATCAGCCGCGACGAGAAACTGGCTTTGCAATCCAGCACCAGTATTCTCGATGCCGAGGCCAATGCCAGCCGCGACGTACTGCCCATTCGCCGTGACCTGCATTTTCACGGACCACATCGTTTTTAGATTGCCGTTTACATCGGCGAAGGCGGTGGAGGTCTCTTGAATCGCCGCAGAGTTGTTGCCAACCGACACGTTCAACTGCTCGATCTTCGTAGCGGTTGCCGAGGTATTGGTAGCAACAACTTCAGTCAGGTCGGTGACGCTGGCAGCCACCTGAGTGATGTTGTCGGTGTTGGAGATGATCTTCGCGTCGTAGTTCTTCAGCTCGCGGGCAGTAGCCTCATACTCCGACGCCCTGACCTTCGATTCGGCCGCAATGCTGGATGTACTGTTCCAGCCTTGCAGGGCGTCGGTAAGGTCCCCCTCCCCGCCGTCGTCTCTGGAAGATGCACGCAGCGCCTGAAATGCGGTTGCTTGAGCCGTGACTACGCCGTCGAGTTCGGTAATTTCTGCAGTATTGGTCGCGACCTGCTGGGCAAGTCCGTTGGCGGTTTCCACGGTTTGACCCACGTCGAGCCAATAAGCAGGGTTCGGCGGAGGCGTGTCTTTCGGTACCGGGTCAGTCGCCTGATAGATGCGCTTGCCCTGCACCACCAGGTCGTACTCTTCGTAGGTATCGTCAGGGTTGTAACCCTTCAGCCCGTCGAGTGCATCGATCTGAGCCTGCAGACCCGGGATCTTATCGATCTCGTCGAGAATGTCCTGGCCCAACTCGGTGCGACCGATTTCGCCCGCGATCATTTCCAGAATCGCGGCAGCGTCAGCGCTCGACTGCCCCTGCACCCCCATGCCGATCGGATACCACGGCCCGATGTTGCCGATTTTGTCGACGATCCGGCCCCAGAAGTAAAACGTCACGCCAGCCCGCAGGCCGAGCAACGAAAAGTCACTCTGTGGGTAAGCCAAATCGGTCAACTTGGTCGCAGCGTCCAAGCTGGTGGTCGGCCCGTACCAGATTTCAGTGCGCTGACTGTCCTCAGCGCCAGCAGGGAAGCCCCATTTCAGATAAATGCCGAACAGCAGCGGCGTGGCCGTCAGGTAGCTGAGTGCAGGCGGCAAGCCTTCCTTGCCTTTGAGGTTGGTCAGGATCGAGTTGCGCCATTGAGACGAGATGTCGAAGGCACTCACCGCACGGACCCGCGCCACGTAGGCACCGGCGTAGATGCCGACCACGTCCACGTTGGTCATGCCGGTACGTTGCAGCTTGATCCAGTTGCCACTGTCCTTGCGCCATTCCACGTCGTAGCCGACCGCGCCATCCACGGCGGGCCAACTGATGGTCATTGTGGCTACGGCCAGCCCCTGCACCACCGACGACGTCGCCGCGAGGGATACGCTCGCCGGCGCCGGAACCACGGTGATCGGAATCACGCTGATCGGCCGTTCTTCCAGACGAGCGCCGGTATCGATGTGCGCGAACTTGCTCGGCTCGAACTGCAGCGCGCTGATCTCGAAGTCGCCCTCGGTGGTGCGCTTGGTGCGCAGCACGCGATACAGCGGGATCGCCAGATCATCGGCATCAAGCGCCCATTGCAGTTGCGCGACTGGTGGCTCGCTGTAAGCGACAGTCACCGTTACCGCGCGGCCGTTGACACTCTGCACGGTGCGCCCTTCGGCGCGGCCGCCTGGCAGGTTGAGGATCAACCGATCACCGGCCTTGGCCTGGGTATCGCGATCGAGCGTCACCACGCGGCCGGCAGCCGCCGAGATGCGTCCGCCGACCTCACGGCCCGCCAGCAGCGAGTCAGCCACCGGGATGATGTGGCCCGGCAGCGGAATCACGCCCTCCATGCCGGTCGTGAACGACACGGTGCGGTCTTGGTTGTTGCTCAAGATCGCCCATTTGCCGCGGCGCTGGGCCTCGGAGGCGCGGGTGCAGCCGATGGCGCTCAGCTCGGTCGGCCGGTCGCCATAGCGGCGCTGCAGGTCCAGGTCAGCGAACGGTATGACGTCGGTGTCGTAGTTGTTCGCCGGGTTGTCGTAGCTGACCAGCGCCCGGGTGTACCGGGTTTTCGCCGAGGCGCTTCCGTACGAGAATTTGCCGTCGATGACGTTCGCCCGGGTGAAGACGTAGTCGAAGTCCTGCGCGCGCGGCATGTCAGCCTGCATCACCAGCTGGCCCTGAGCCCAGTACGTCATGCCCCGGTAAATTGCCGAGATATCGCGCAGCAGCGACCAGGCGTCAGCCTTGCCCTGCAGGTTCATGTCGCAGAGGAAGCGCGGTTCCTGACCGCCAAGGCCGTTCGGCACCAGTTGGTCGCAATACTGGGCAATGCGGTACAGCTCCCACTTGTCGACCATGAAAGGCTTGATGCGCTTGCCCAGGCCGAAACGGTCTTCGGTGCAGACGCCGTAGGTGATCCAAGCCGGGTTATTGGTCCAGGCCGATTTCATCGAGCCGTCCCACGTCCCGGTGTAGGTGCGCAGAATCGGGTCGTAGTTGCTCGGCACCATCCAGCGCCGGGCCTTGCACTTCACGGTCACCGCCGGAATGTTGGTGAACTGCTCGGCGTCGAACTCGATGTACAGCAGCGCGGTGTTTGGGTACCGCAACTTGGCGTCGATCACTTCGGTGTAACCGGCCACCAGCATGGTGTCGGCGACCTTGTTGCTGTTCTGGTTCGGCGTCAGGCGGCGCACGCGGATCTGCCAGCCCGTGGTGGCGGTCGGCAAATCGATGCGGCGCGAGCGCTCGTAGCGTGTGGTGGTCTTGCCGTCGACAGCGTCCTCCAGCACCTGCTGATAGGAGCCGCCGTCGGTGGCCACGTCGATGGCGTACTCGATCCGGTAACCGCCAACATTGCCTTCATCGTCCGACCGTTGCAGCGCAGGCCAAGCCAGGCGCATGCGCACCGCCGACAACTGGGTATTGCTGATCGAGCGTACCCACGGCGCATCGCTGCGCAGCTCAATGTTCAGCGAAGTCTCGTTCTCTACGGACGGGATGCCGGGGATATAGGTCTGATCCACCGAGCCCGGGCGCCAGTCCCACTTCACGTTCGGGAAGTTGTAGTTACCGCTGGCATCGCGGATCGGCGTGTTGTCCAGGTAGATGTCGTAATCGGTTGGGACGCTGTCGAACTCCCCCTCGCCCACGGCGATCAGCAATTTCGCAAGGTTGGTCGAGCGCAGGCTATCGCTGGCTTCGACCGGCGACTTCGGCTTGCTGCTGCCGCCTTTCTCACCGTGGATCTCGATCTGTTGCGCTGCGCCCATACTTTCCTCCAGGCATAAAAAAACCGCCTCGCGGGCGGTTGTATAAACTCAATATCTACTAGAAAATCGGTTCAGCGTAACTAACTTTAAATTCGACTTCTTTTTTCTGCTTAAACAGCTCTTTTAGCAAATCATTTTGCTCGTTTGAGATACTCAAATTCATGCGTCCACTTTTCCTTTTGCTAGCTTCCAAAAGCGGAACTCCAAGCAAATTACCACTGCACGAGTAGGCTAAAAGTTTTATACCATGCTCCAGAATGCTCTCAAAATCCTCCCACTGCTCCAACTCACGTAGATCATCATTTTTAGGTGCGTGAAGATAATTTCCTAGCTGCTCACCTATCTTGCGCAGTTCGGGGGTGACAGGCGTGTATTTGCACCGAATCATTGGAAAGCCTCCGGACCATACCTCAACACGAACTTCTTGTACGCAACCTGAAAACGCCAACTCTACTTCTTTCCCGAGCGCTGCGATCTGCCAGCCATTTTTCTTCTTCGCTGCCACGTGCTCCTGATACCGCAGGTATTCGCGAAGCCTAGACTCTATCCCGAACCTAAGTTCGAGAGCGCAATAAAAATAACAGTCAGTGTTACCCTCAGCTTTAGCAAATAGATCTCTGGCTCTTGACAGATGGTTAGCTGCGCCCCTGAAAAACTTTTTAGCTTCCATGTTCGAAACGACTCTAAAAAATCAAGATCATACCTTGTCCTCCGCCAGGATCGAGGCCGAAATGATCATCCCACCCCACCGGCGCTCACCGATGCAGATCGGTACCGGGTTGCCGCTGGCCGTGGTGTTCTTGGCGCTGCCGAAGGCATAGGACGGGGCGTTCTCGGGAGATGCGCTTTGCTTCAGACCTGAGACTTGTGGGCTGAGCATCTGGATCACGCCGCCAATCGCCATCGACGCACCGGCCGCATACAAAAAAGGTGATGCGGCGGCAAACGGAGTGAAAGACAGCACATACGCTGCGGCAATCATGACTGTGCCGACGATGGTCTGTAACCCGCCGGAACGCTTGCTGCCACCAATTACTGGAACAATGCGGATTTCCCGTGTGCCGCCGAGATCGAATCCGTCCATCCCAATGTTCGCGCGGTTCCGGAAAATCGCAAACTTCAGCCCAAGGAGCTCCAGCCGCTTAATTTCCTCGGCGAAGCCATCAATTGTTGCATTGAGCGCGCGGAAAACCTCCCCAGTCGACCCGCCGTCGAGAAGGAATTGCTTGCTTCGAAAGAACTTCTTAGCGAGCGAACCGGACAGCATCACTTTCGTCATCGGTGTGTAGGTAATTGCTGAGCACATGCCATTCTCCAGGCAATAAAAAACCGCCCGGAGGCGGCCTGTTCAAAGGGTCGTTGGCAGTATGTCGATCTGCCCATCGCCCCCGGTGAAAACTCGATATTTCTTGATCGCGCCGTCTTTCACGACCGCTTCACGCTCCACTCGCGCTGCTCCCATCGAGCAGATGCCAGAGCCGGTGTAAGCCGCGCCAACTGAAACGGAATCAGGCGGCAGGTAGAACGATGCCTTCTGGCCCGGCTCGAGCTTGGCGGCCTGTTTGCCATCGATAAAAACCGCCATCGCGCAAAGGCTCCCGGTCTGCCCAGAGTCACGGATCACTTGCAGTGTCCCGTACGCCCCTGACGGCTTGAACTGGTACGCCGACAGTTGACTGGCCGGCGCCTGCTTGGCCGCACTGGAAGGTGTTGGCGAAGTCGCACACCCAGCCAACAACGCTACCGCCAATGCTCCTATGATCAATTTCATGCAGGTCACTCCTGTGGGAAAGCTGCAAGATATCACCGGCGCAGGCGGAAAAGAAAAAGCCCGGCGATGGGCCGGGCTGTTACTTCAACCATTTCAAAGTCGCGCGGTTTATTTGTGAAAAATTGCCCAAAGCACCACGGCAACGATCAAACAGGTTAGAAAATAAGAGCCGATACTGGTTTTAGCTACTGGTGCCGCATTGGGAGTTTTCGCCGTCTTTCCGCCACCATAAAGCTTTGATATTGAGATCCCTGTACCTGGGATGCTGTTTGTGACCTTCGTTCCGCGCTTGCTCAGATTCACAGTGGCGCCCTTTCCGCCAATCGAGGTACTCAAGCCACTTTTGCTGACGTTCAGGCGAATGCCCGGTGCAATTTTAAAACTTTTCCGGATTCGAAAGGCCATGGCTCAACTCCCTGAGAAAGCGAATGGCCATCATAAACCGATTTGGATTCTCGCCAAGCTGTGCGCCCATCCAGCGTGGATGAAAGCCCAGTAGAAAAATTGGATCCATTCATAGTAGCGTTGTGCCTTCTTTTTTACGAAGGACTGGGGATGGATCTCGCTACTGATTTGCCTAGTTACAAAGACCTATATCTCCCTGTTCTGGTCGCTCTGGCTTTTTGGGGCTTCAAAAAAGCTTTTGTTCCCGCACAGCGTGTCGTGAGCAGAGCCTTCCGAAGGTCTCGATGCAAAGAGTTGAAAAGGGCAAAGGCTATTCGTGTCGATGCCTTCGCTGTACAGCGACAACTTCAGAAAGAAGGCGCGCTTTTTGGAGCGTTCATGTTGTCAGCAATCGTATCTATGGGAGTTATGTTGATAGCGCTTCAAACAAATATCTCAACAAATCGCATCATTTACCAACTAGTTTACATGGCTCCTCCGCTCGCACTGGAAGTGTGGTGGCTAACCCAGAAAACGTTCGTTGAGACACTCCTTAAAGAAGCCAATCGCCTTGGACATGGTTTTACGAGAACCATCCCCTCCAGATATCGCTCGCCGAGGCGAGAAAAAGATCGCGAAGTTCGGCAGGAACAAATCAGGATCGCAAAGAAAACGGCGACTACCTGGAAGCAAATTAAACAATGCAAATAACAAGTCCTGTGCCTCCAAGCCCAAGGACTGGGATTGCGCCCATTTCGGCGCGTTTATGACCTGGAGATCGTTTTGCGACCAAGAGCAGTTATTGACGACAACGTCGTGAAAATCAGATTTCTCAACAGTGACGGCTCCATCTCCGACAATCCTCGGGAGATGTCCCTAAATCCGGTTATCGAGTTTTCAATAACCCAGCGACTCTCCAGTGGCGAGGTTCTACCTGCTGTAAACGGTACAGCCCTGATAGACACCGGCGCAGATCACTCCGCAATAGATAGGGCATTCGCTGAATCGGCTGGATTTATTCCAGCCGGCACCACCTCACCTTCAGGAGTTGGTGGGACAGTGCATGAAACTAATTACTATGACCTTCGATACACAGTTAAAACCAATGGCGGGTTCCAGTCTTCAGATGCCCGATATGTGGCAATACCAATGTCCGAAAATGGCCGGTTGTACCAAGCAATATTCGGTATGTCCTTCCTGCAGACAGGCCGACTGATAATGGACTCGCAAGCCCATGATTATTTTTTGGAGTTCAACTGAGCGGTCACGAAATTCTTTGAGCTATGGCTATTTCAGCAGCCTTGGTCTTGTTGATCCTTATTACGACTTCCGCGCCGATGTGCTCAATATCGATGCTTTCGGAGTGCCGCGAGCAAGCGGAGTCACGTCGCCCAGCCAACACCAGCCATTCAAGTGCGCTTCGCAACGCTCCATCGATTTGAAATTCAGAGCGCGGCGCGGGGTCGCCGCAACCCTCTAATTCAATTGTGCAGTTGAATTTGCGCATGTTCAATTTCCCGCTATATCACGTAATTGGTCCTGCATCTTTGTGCCTGAGAATCAGGCGTGTCCGGTCTAACCACGGGCCACCGAAAACGATAACTTCTGACGGCCTGCCGTAGAGGTGGTGCAACAGGAAAGGTCCGGGGCCGAACGTTGCTGCATCCTCACCGGGCAACGCCGGATCAGAGCCGAGAAAGATCCCGGCATGATTCGGATAAACCGTCCGCCCCACTTCCATCACAATCATGTCGCCGCGCTGCGGCTGGTTGACGCGGGAGAAGCCGGCTGCCTCGTAGTTCGCCTCGTACAGACTGGCGTTTTCCTTGCTTTCCCACCAGCCATCGGCGCGCGTGAAAGCTTCGAACTCCAGCCCCCACTCGCGCTTGTACCAATCCGCGCACACCTGCCAGCAGTCCCAAGCACCGTGCACAAACGGACGCTTCAGTAGCGGCACTTCGCCGGAAGGCATGACGGTGCGCAGATCGCCCTCTGGCCAGCTCAGGATGTGCCAGGGCTGCGCAGTCGCTTCGCACATGGCCAGGTCGCGCGGTGAAGGCCGGCTGGTGGCGTCTGGATGCGAATGCACAACGCCGATCACCTCGCCGACGTCCTCCGCCGCCGCGTACTCCTCGGGATCGATCCGAAACTCTTCGTTCGGCTCGGTTGAAACGTTGCGGCACGGGTAGTACTGCTGCTTGCGGCCCACGGCCAGCAGCAGCCCGCAGCACTCTTTCGGATACTCCGACGCCGCGTGCACCTGGATCGCGTTCAAAATGTGTTTACGCATATCAGCTCCGTGCGATCAGGGATACGGCCGGGAAGCCACCGAATGGCAGCGGGTTTCCCTCGCCGAAGCGCGGGATGCAGCCCTTGCCCAGGGTGGCATCACACTCGTCCAGTTCCGGGTTGTCGGTGACGACACCATCCTTGGTCACATATGGTCCGGTGTAGCCGCAGTTCGGCCCACGGTAGCCCCCGGTGAGGCACCAGTGACACAGCGTCGTAGCCTGCCGGCCAATGGACTCATTGCCGACGTCGCCAGGGCTGGCCAGCTCCCAACTGACGCTTTCCCCATCCTCGTTCGTTTTCTGGTCGATGTACCAGACCTCGATCGTTTCTTGGGTTGGGTCGGCCGTCGGATTGCCGGCTGGGAAGTTTGCCGCGTCGAGATACGTACCCAGCGTGTGACGCATCGTCAGCTTGAACTCGAGCAGATCCTCGAACGCCAGACAGAGCGCGGTGATGCGCCCGTTGACGTTGCCCACCGACAGCGTCGGTCGTACCGCCGTGCCGTCGCCGTTCGCCTCGATGCCGTCGATCTGCATCGGCCAGGCGCTGTACTCATTGCCCTGCCAGTAGATCGCCTTCGCCGGCAGCTGATCTGCATTGTCGCCGGCGGCGATCAGCTCGGCCGCCGTGTGCGGGATAGCGTGTCCGTGGAAGCGCAGAACGTCCGCGCCATAGTCCGTGCCGTCCAATTCAAAGAGCAGCACTTCGCTGCCAGGCTCAAGCGCCTGGATGTCACTGATCAGCGGCATGATTGCCCCTCATGGTTGGAATGCCCGTTCGAACGTGGCAGTGAGTTTGAAGACCCCGCCGCCCATGGGTGTGGGCGCGGGATTTTTGCAGGTGAAAAGCCCGAGCTCGCCGAGCGGCGTTGTCCAGAGAAACGCCTTCGCCCCGGCGTGCCGGTCGAGGAACGCCATGATCTGCTGCACCACCGCCTTCTGGCCGACGCAGGTAACTGGATAGGAGTCCTCTTTGTTGTTCGGGCCGTCACCGACGTTCTGCGCGTAGCCGTTGCCAAACTTCGAGGTGCGCACCCGATACGAGATCTCGGGTGTTTCCCCGCGCTCGGTTGGCCAGGTGAATTTCTCAATGGTCATTAGGCCCTCCCATTTGTCAGGCGCCAGATTGAGCCGCCCGGCTGCAACGCTCTGGCAATTGCAGTTTCCGCTTCAGTTTTGGCGGCCTGCTGGATGCTCTTGCCAAGCTGGTTGGTTGTCTCTTGCGAAACACCCGCTCCGTCGCTCCCGGATGTCTGCACCGAGACCGCCACCGGGAAGTTGTACGTGTTGCCCCCACCACTGGACATTGCGGCCAGTGCAGGCCCGCCACCGGTAGTCAACGGGGTGACGCTACCGCCGTTGGCACCGGTCATCAGGAATGACCGGCCGCCCTCGTTGTATAGCTCCGGCCCCAGTTCGTTGACTTCGTACAGAGAGTTCGGCGCAACAGGCCCACCAGCAGCCCGATATCCGGAGAGATCAAACCCCGTGTAGCCGGCCTGCGATGCTCCGAGATCTGACGACACAGCACCGGCAGATCCAGCGGCCAATCCATTCCCGCCGCCACCGAAGTAGGAGCCAGCTGCTGATGCAGCAATACCGAACAGAGCGCTGAGTCCTTGAGAAGTAGCCTGTCGAGTGGCGATCTTCGCCATATCCGCCAACACCGATTTGGTGAAGTCAGAAAACGAGAATTTGCCGTTGATGGCGAAACTGGCTACTGCGTCCTCTGCCGAGCTGAATGCATTAGTGAGCAGGCTTTTCGTCTGCCCCGCCGCATTCTGTGCGGACTCCAGATAGTTCTGCCATGCCGACGAGGCTCCGGCACTCCAGTCGCTCTGGGCTGCCGTCATCTCGTCGTAGTTGGCTTGAACCGTGTCGTGCAGGTCCTGCTGGGTTGCCTTCAGCGACGCCAGCTTCTGCGTGTACTCGTCAAGGCTCATGCCGCGCGAGCCATCGCCGTACTGGTTCGCCAGATCCAGCTTCTGCTGATTGAAGCGATCGTCGATGCCGTTCTGCTGGCTCATCAGATC